GAGTTTTGGGTATGATAACAACATATCCGTGGGCGACATGTTTGCTCGTACAGACAGTGACGTACTGTTGTATTATCCCAGGATCTCTATCAGTGGTACATCAACATCCACTGGCAGCGGTATCCAGCTAGGTAGATACTACAGAGACCGTGGCCGTACAGTGGCACTGTCAGATAATACATCTGGTGGTACAGTGGCACAAGTCAACACACTGGATACCAGAGCTTTTGATTTGACATACACTATCATCAGAGAAAATACATTTAGACACGGTGTTATGACTGTTGTGGCCGGCACCAGCGATGATAGCACTGCGATATCCAGTTACAGCGAAGACTATACAGAAAATTTTGATGTTGGGGTTACTTTAGGTACATCCCTGAGCGGTGACGTGATATCCGTGACCTATGATACCACCAGCACTGGTTTCGCGGCCACAATGACATATTCGATCTCTAATCTAGCTTGATCTGGCCCCAAGACTATCCTGAAAGATTGCAGTCTTGGTATGCGTTGCGATCGGCGTGGAACGAAGACCGACTAGCAAATTTACATCGGATCAATGATTGGTGGTGGTGCACACCCATGGTGAATCATTATCTTCACTGGGACGATCATGACTCATGGCCAAGTCCCTGGGATCTTCTGGCTGACAATATTTGGTGTGATGTTGCACGTGGTTTGGGAATAGTGTATACTCTACTTTTATGTGATCCCCAATCACGCACAGGTTTGGATATGTTACAGACAGAAAATGACAATTTAGTGTCAGTTGACAATGGAAAATATATATTGAATTGGGCCCCAAGACAGATATTAAATATCCACTCAACAAATATCACGGTGCGACGAAAGATCAACGGTGATCGACTTTTTTCCCTATTAGGTTAATCCATGTCACAAATCAATGTTCTCAAACGCGATGGTACACGCGAACCATTAGATCTAGAAAAATTACATCGTGTGGTTTTTTGGGCCACGCAAGGTATTACAGGTGTTTCGGCCAGTGAAGTAGAAATCAAAAGTCATTTGCAGTTTTACAATGGAATCCCCACCACAGATATACAAGAAACATTGATCAAAAGTGCTGCTGATCTCATCAGCGAAGAAACGCCCAATTACCAATATGTTGCGGGACGATTGATCTGTTATCACCTGCGCAAACAAGTATATGGAAGTTTTGAACCTTGTACTATATTAGAGTTGGTAAAACGCAATGTCGCTGCGGGATTCTATGATGCAGCACTGCTGACAGATTTTAGCGAGGAAGATTGGGCACGCATTAACAGTTTCGTTCGCCATGATCGTGATGAACTCTTGACCTATGCAGCCATGGAGCAGTTCCGTGGCAAGTATCTAGTACAGAATCGCGTCACGCGAGAGATCAAAGAGACTCCGCAAGTGGCTTACGCTTTGATTGCTGCCACATTGTTCAGCCAGTATCCGCGTGATACCCGCATGATGTGGATACGTGATTACTATGATGCCATCAGCACACATCAGATATCACTTCCCACACCTGTGATGGCCGGCGTGCGCACGCCTATACGGCAGTTCTCCAGCTGTGTGTTGATTGAAAGCGATGACAGCCTTGATTCGATCAATGCCACTGCTAGTTCTATAGTGAAATACGTGAGCCAGAAGGCCGGCATCGGCATCGGCGCCGGCCGCATCCGTGCCATCAAATCTCCCATACGCAACGGCGATGCCTATCATACCGGAGTGATTCCGTTTTACAAATTATTCCAAGCAGCCACTCGTAGTTGCAGCCAAGGTGGGGTACGCAATGGTGCCGCCACCTTGTATTATCCCCTTTGGCATCTCGAGGTGGAAGATCTCCTGGTGCTGAAAAACAACAAAGGCACCGAGGACAATCGTGTGCGACACATGGACTATGGTGTGCAGTTCAACAAGGTCATGTACGAGCGCCTGCTCGGTAATGGTGACATCACCTTGTTCTCTCCCCATGATGTACCGGAAATGTACGAAGCTTTTTTCTCTGATGTAGATCGATTCCGTGACCTCTATGAACGAGCTGAACGCAATACCAAACTGCGCAAGCGCACAGTCAAAGCCATAGATTTGTTCTCGGCTTTCATGCAAGAGCGCAAAGACACCGGCAGGATTTACCTACAAAACGTGGATCATGCCAATACTCACAGCAGTTTCCTGCCAGAGGTGGCTCCCATCAAGATGAGCAATCTTTGCTGCGAGATTACCTTGCCCACACGGCCACTCAATGACATTCATGACGAAGAAGGCGAGATCGCGCTGTGTACTCTCAGCGCCATCAACTGGGGTAGCTTCCGCGAACCTCAAGACATGGAACGTGCCTGTACTTTGGCTGTGCGTGGGCTTGATGCTTTGTTGAGCTATCAAGACTATCCCATCCGGGCCGCACAGTTGGCCACACAACGTCGGCGTCCCTTGGGCATTGGTATCATTAATCTTGCTTATTGGCTGGCCAAGAATGATCTCAGTTACAGTGATCCCACAGCCCTGGCCTTGGTAGATCAGTGGGCCCAGCATTGGAGTTATTATTTGATCCGCGCATCGGTGGATCTGGCAAGAGAGTTCGGTGCGTGCCCCGGCAGTGGTGACACTAAATATCATCAAGGTATCGTGCCCGTAGACACCCGTAAAATCGAAGTAGACGAGTTAGTACCACACCAGGATGCGGTAGATTGGGAAAGCCTGAGATTAGATTTAGTGCGTTATGGCATACGCAATTCCACGCTGATGGCCTTGATGCCTGCAGAGACTTCGGCACAGATAGCCAATGCCACCAATGGCATCGAACCACCGCGCAGCTATGTTTCAGTAAAACAGAGCAAAGACGGTGTGCTCAAACAAGTGGTACCTGAATATCGCAGGCTCAAAAACAAGTATGAATTGCTGTGGGACCAGCGCAGCCCCGAAGGATACATGAAAATCTGTGCTGTGTTGCAGAAATACATTGATCAAGGCATCTCTGTCAACACCAGTTACAATCCTCAGCACTACGAGGATGAAAAAATTCCCATGAGTGACATGTTACGTCACCTGGTGATGTTTTACAAATACGGTGGCAAGCAGCTCTATTATTTCAACACCTATGATGGATCCGGCGAAATAGATCTTGATGCCTTGAACGCACGACAAGGACAGAATCTCGAAATCTCTCAGCCCACAGCCGATGATGCTGACTGCGATAGCTGTAAAATTTAACTGACAGGATCTATTATGAGCGTATTGAATTTAACTCCCCATCGTGATCATACCACCAGTCTAGCGTTCTTGGATCCCCAGGGCGGGGTGGGTATGCAGAGATATGATACTCTGAAGTATCGACAGTTTGACAAACTCACTGACAAGCAACTGGGATTTTTTTGGCGCCCCGAAGAAGTAGACATCTTGCGCGATGCCAAGGATTTTCGTGATCTCACTGAGTGGGAACAGCACATATTCACCAGCAATCTCAAGCGCCAGATCCTCTTGGATAGTGTGCAAGGCCGCAGTCCAAGCCTGGTGCTGGGTCCTTTGGCTAGCCTGCCAGAACTAGAGACATGGATCGTGACCTGGACCTTTTCTGAGACCATCCACAGCCGCAGTTATACCCATATCATACGCAACATCTATTCAGATCCCGGTCGCGTGTTTGATGAGATGCTGGAAGTAGAAGAGATCGTGCAGTGTGCTCGAGACATCACGCGGTACTACGATGATCTCGCAGAATACAGCGCGCAATATCAGGTCCTGGGCGAAGGAGAACACACAGTAAATGGCAAAAAAATACGTCTGTCCCAGCGCGAACTCAAGCGCAGATTATGGCTGGCCCTGGCATCAGTCAACGTTCTCGAGGGCATCAGGTTCTATGTTAGTTTCGCGTGCAGCTGGGCGTTCGCAGAGCTCAAGAAGATGGAGGGTAACGCTAAGATTATTAAATTTATCGCCCGTGACGAAAACGTCCACCTGGCCAGCACCCAACAACTATTGAAGATCTTACCCCAGGATGATCCTGACTACCAAGACATACAGCGAGAATGCGAGCCCGAAGTCCAGGCCATGTTTGAAAATGCGGTGCAGCAGGAAAAAATCTGGGCACGGTATCTATTCCGTGACGGTAGCATGATTGGTCTCAACGAACAACTGCTGTGCGATTATATAGAATGGATCGCACACAAACGCATGACTGCCATTGGTGTTCCCAATTCCTATCGTGGCGGCAGCAATCCCTTGCCCTGGACAGCAAAATGGATCGCTGGTGCAGATGTACAAGTGGCTCCGCAAGAGACAGAGATCGTGAGCTACGTGATAGGTGGTACACGCCAGGATGTAGATGAAAAAACTTTGTCAGGATTGAGCTTATGATAACTGTATATTCTAAAAACAACTGTCCTTATTGCATCCATGCCAAACAATATCTCGAAAGCAAAAACATCAACTATCGAGAAGTAAACATTGAACAAGATCCCGAAGCAAGAAAATTCATCATGGAGCAAGGTCACAGAACCGTGCCTCAAATTTATGTCGGCAAAGAAATTTTTGTACAAGGTGGATGGCAAGGGCTGCAAGAGATGAGCCAAGAAGATATCATCAATAGACTTTCAGATTTTAACAACCCATTGGGAACTTTATGAAAACTTTAGAAACTAACAGAATCTACACATTCAAACTTACCACAGGCGAAGAGATAGTGGCAAAATTCGTCAGCGAAAACAGTGCCGAAGGATATATCACCATAGAACATCCCATACTCACTGTGATAAGTCCGCAGGGTCTGCAGATGATGCCAGGACTGTTTTCAGCAAACCTGGACCAAGAAGTCAAACTAAATAATCACAGCTGGGTCCTGATAGCTGAAACTCGCGAAGATGTTCGAAATTCATGGATACAAGCCACTACTGGTATCGCGCCAGTGACCAAACAAATAATCACAGGATAAAATGCCGGCTGCAGCGAGAAAAGGTGACCCGGGAGTAGTACACTGCTCGGGATTCGTGATAGCACGCGGAAGTTCCGACGTGTTTACCAATGGTCGTCCTGCTGCCAGGCAAGGTGATACATCTACAGCACATCTATTACCTGGTAGGAAACGTTGTGGTGCACATACATCTGCCATCAGCCGAGGCAGCGGATCGGTATTCATCAATGGTATACCTGCTGCAAGAGTAGGTGATCCTTTTGGTGGATGCACCCGGGTGCAAGCAGGATCCGGCGATGTGTTTATAGGATAAATCATGGCCGGTGAGATCAGCTCGGTAATCAGCATCGCTGCTGCTGGACTGCTGCCGGAGCCTCCCGGAGACATTGGTGTGGCCATAGATGTCAACAGCAATCTTTCTGTGGCCATCGGTCGTTACAATGCCATAAATGTAGTTTCTCAATTCAAATCAGTGGTGGCTAACTCGTCGGGAAACATCACAGGTAACCTGCTGAGCATGAGCGCCAACGATTTCCCCTCGATCAATGATGTGCTGCCGGGGAACCTGGTGGCCGGAAACTTATACCCAGCTCCTTTGTGGGGCACGTTTGATCTTTACAATCCCGGAGATCGGGTAGAAGACATCACCGGTGCAGTGTATGAAAACATCTTACAGAGTACTGAGATCGCCCCGGGCAACGTGACCTACTGGACCGAGCTGCTGTCTCCGCAGGCATATCTCACTGACATAGTGGATTCTGTGGCCACATATATCCTTCCAGTGTCAGATGCGTCGAGGTTCTGCCAGATTTTCACTGCCTCACAAGGTTATGTGGACCAGACCAATGTCGTGATCAACTCAGTGAACAACAGCAATATCTTGGAATCTTCTTTTGCTCCGGCCAGTGGCGGCATGAATTATATAGCCACTGCTGGACTCAATCTAGTTTCAACTGATTTCCAGACTCTAGGAACTGATCTCATCAATCTCGGCAGCCTGATAGATCTCGCCAATCTCGATAGCTGGGGATTTCCTGGTGAGCTGCTGGCACAGATAGGCAGAGTGTCGGGTGGGGAAGTGCCCGAGGTCGCCCAGGCTCTATTGGATGCAGGCCTTGCTAGATCCGATATCATTTCGTTGTCAGGTGGCACCAACAATCTCTCAGCATCTGCACAAAAAACTGTGTACCAAGTCATGACTCGCGTCACAGGATCTGCGCTGAATCAGGTCCTAGCTGTTCTAGGAGTCACTACTCCCAACATCCGCAACATGGCAGATCTACTGGACCTCAGAAAGATCCTGCCCAATAGCTTTGGCTCTTTGTTGTGTCCCACAGCCGCAGGATCTGCAGCGATCTTCCTGGGGTCTACCCCGGATGCAGGCGCCAATCCCAATCTCATACCCGTGGTACAAGATTCATTTTTAGAACAGTATACCGGACCCAACACCGTCACCAGTTACAATGTCTTGAGCAAGATCACACCAGGCGATCAAGCCTTGAGCAACAAGGCCTTCTCTCGCGCATTGCAGCAGGTCAAAAACATAGCCAGCTCGAATCTTCCAGCGTTTGCCCAGGCAGTGAGATCCACGGAATCCAACGCCGGACTTGACTTGATCATCAATCTCACTGCTCCAGTGCCGGATGCAGTGCAGACTTTTTTACAGGAAAATCTCGCCGAAGGCACCGGCGCCAATGGTCAGTTGTTGTTGTCAGATATCATAGGGGTGACAGCGGGCATAGGATTCAACGATAATTTTGATGATCTTTCATCTACGCTAGAGGCCATGACCAATCAAGGTATCTTTGATTCTCTCACTGGAATCACTGGTGCCTACAGCACCATGGCCAATACTCTGGCTGGTGATTACACCAGCTTTGTTGCGGGAGCATGGGACACTGTGATTCCTGCGGGTCGACCCGGAGCCGGTACCTATTCAGGATATGCCACCAGTGATCTGTCCATTGAAGCAGCAATGATCACTGGGGTGATTCCCGGCACAGGCAATATCATTGCCAACATCGCTGTGACCTATGATACTCTCAGTGCCCAGGCCAATGACTATCAGCAGGAAATCATTGACAATCTCCAAAGACAAGTCAACAATTTGATCTTGAGTGAGATTGACATCAACGAGATAGTCAGCAACAACAGATCCGCTGCCCTGAGTTTTGCCAGCAACCTCCATGAATTTGGTGTGGACCTGTCCTCGGGGGGTGCCAATGACATTTTGCAGGCTGTGGCCAATGTGTCTACTCTCAGTGGTCAGGCTCTGGTGGCCAGTCTGCGCGAGGGTCGTAACATTTTCGCCTTGCAAGCCGCAGGCATAGAGATGGATACCCAACTGCCAACATAGTTAGTGACTACTAACTTGCTGTCGCATCATTGGTTGACCAGAAATCCATGTTTATCTATAATACAGATATCATGGACCACTGGAGACATCAATGAGCCGCAGAGATTTTGAACTCATAGCCCAAAACATCAGCCACATCACCGACGCCACTGCCCGTAGATTAGCCGCCATCGCAGTGGCTGGGGCATGCCAACAACTCAACCCCCGTTTCGACGCCGAGCTGTTCTTCCGGGCCTGCGGTGTCAGTGAGCACTAACCACCGCGGTTGACCAGAAATTCACCTTTCTGTATAATTGGGGTATAGTGAATAAAGAGGAGCCCGAAATGCAGACATGGATACGCGATGGTGAAACGGTGGCAGGACGCTATTTTGCGGTACCCTTCCGGGGTCGCGTGGTAGAGAGCCGCGTGAAATACGGTGGGTCTGTGGAGTATACTGTGGATCTCGATGAGCCCATCACCCTGCCCTGGCGCGACGAGCCCCGGCATCGAGTGCTGGTGTCGGCCGCAGAGCTTGATCTGGCCTAGGTTGACCAGAAAAGATTCTTTTGCTATAATATGGGTATAGTGAATAAAGAGGAGCACGCAATGGCAACAGCGATTTATGAAGCACTGACCGAACAAGAGCGGCGAGAAGTCCGCATGTTTGGCGCTACCCGCGAAGATGTGGATGCCGCAGTAAACAGTTACCTGGAGACCCGGAGCCCAAAACAAGTGGTCATGCACATGCTGATGTCGGCCTGGCGGGAATTGAACTGGGGCCAGACCGAAGATGCACGCCAGACCCTGAACCGTGTGAAAGTCACCATCCAGCGATTCTACACCGGCGACGAGCGTGGCTTCTTTTTTGAATCCGAGGGCCAGGCCTACTCGATCCTGTCGGATGCCCAGCATATGATGGCTCACGATGATGCCGTCAGTGCCAAGATGTGCATCGACGAAGCCCACCAAATGATTGAGCAATCAGTCAACATCTATGGTTAAGGACACAATAATGAGCCAAACCTATTGGGATCACTATAGTGATCTACCAGCGCCCATGAGTTACATGGATCCCAAACCCTTTGTCACACTGACCAAAGCCCAGTGGCGCGACGTCCACAATGCCTTGTGCGCAGTGGAGAGCCAGACTCAAGGTATTTTTGATGTGTTGAAGCATGGCACCCGACTGCGAGACGCCGTGGAGAGCCTGAGATCAGCGCTGGCGCCGGCCTACCAGCAGGAAGAAGCACAGTGGGATCAGCGATGCACCTACTGCGACAACATCAAACTCCACAACGGATTTGATGCCATCTGGAGTGCCGAGGACGTGGATTTCAGCGAGCCGCACCCGTTTGCCGCAGATGCCGAGATCGTGTATCAAGATCCCAACGCACGATATCCCATTGCAGGACCCACGTGGTTAGACGTTTATCGCGCCGCAGATCAGGCCATGCGCGAAAGCGGTGATGACCATCACATATTCATTGAAATACTGAGACCCGGACCCGACAACACCGTGCTACTCAGCACCGGAAGCTAGGAGACGACATGACCAAGACCATAGAGATTGACGCAGTGATCGAACTCAATCGCGTGCTGGAAGAGATGATCCAGCTGGGCAATATCTCCGAAGACGCCTCTCCCGAGACCCTGGCCCGGGCAGAGCGTCGGCTGCTGGAGCTCACCCAAAAGTACGCAGAACTGCAACCACAAGTGGAAGCATAACTATGACAGAGAATGAACTGAATGGTATACCTACTTTGCCCGATGAAGAATTCCAAGGTACGATGAGCGCTGATTGGATACGTGATCTTGAGAGCAGTGACAGCCGCCTGCACAAAGAACGCGTGATCGAAAAGGCCTTGATAGCCGCCAAACTGGGTTCAGCATCAGCACAGTGTTTCCTGTTCAATGCCTATGCCGCTTACAATCCTTTCCATACCTACAACATCAAAAAGGTCGATGAGACCCAGGGCCTCACAGAGCGTCCCAATCCCTGGCCCCGGTTCTGGGCCATGCTGGAAGACCTGCGCACCCGTAGTGTCACTGGCAATGATGCGCGTAGGGTAGTACAGGAAGTCAGCCAAGAGTTTGATAGTGAGCAGTGGAACGCCATGTGCCGCAGGGTTTTGATCAAAGATCTGCGTTGCGGTATCTCTGAAAAAACCCTCAACAAGGTCCTGGCCAATACTCCTTGGCAGATCCCAGTATTCTCTTGCCAGCTGGCCAAAGACAGTTCTGACCGCGCTCAAGACATGCGTGGCCCAAAACGACTAGAAGTCAAGCTCGACGGTGTACGCGTGATCGCCTTACTTAGCGGAGCCGGTGTCACACTATACAGTCGCAACGGCAAGGTGTTTGACAACTTCCTGGAAATCGAAGACGAACTGCGCGAGAATCTGCGCTACATCCGGGAATCGTTGGGCACGCGACAGATAGTGTTGGACGGTGAGATCGTGGGCGAGAGCTTCCAAAAGCTCATGCGGCAA